GCTTCTTGTAAATTTTTAGCATATTGCGATTCAACCATTTCTCCAAGGTCTATCATTTTGTTTTTTCTGACCTGTTCGTTGAGGATGGACTTAATAAATTGTCTCATACCTTCATTAGTATTTTTCTTTTTGGGTTTATAAGAGGTCATTACTGGTTTTTGACCTTTACCTGATTGAGTATCTTTTTTTTCAGCTTCTCTTTTTTGTCTACAAGCATTTTGTTTTGCGGAATCACTCATTTTACTTGCAACACCTGTTGCTCTACACTTTGGATAAGCGCCTTTATCAGTGTCAGAACGACCACAAGGTGGATGTTTTCCATCTTTATCTTTCCTACAAATATTAACCCATGGCCCTTTAGGCTGACTACTTCCTTTTGGTGCCTTTTTTTTGCCAAACCATACTGCCAAATCTTCATTTAATTGTTGTTCCATGTTGTTTTTGTGAAAAAAATTACGATACTTAACATAAATATAAAACCATATGGAAAATACTAAAAATACTGAAGAAATATCAAAAAAAACACAAGAAATTATTGGTTCTCTTTTTGATACAATACATTACACCTCAAATGAACAATTAAATTCATTTATTGATGGTATGAATGAAGAACAAGCAATATATTGTTTAAGACAAGCATTGATAGCTTGCCACATTAGAGGCTCATTTACAATGGAAGAAACTGAAGCAGTTTCAAAATCTTTAAGAATTATAAATTCTTAAGACATATTAAATTATTGAGGCCAATCTACAGTATTAGTTAGTGTAACACCCGCAAATGCCGTTCTAAATGTACCGGTTACATACCAAATATTTACGGTTTCACCTGGTTGAATTTCATAATTATTAACTACAAAATTATCATCACATCTTGTGTATGATATTACTATAATACTTGAAGCAGTATTTGTTATTGTTGATTTTTTACAAGCCATAATTTAATTATTATTTTTATACATATAAATACCACGTAAAAACAAAAAAGGGAACCGAAGCTCCCTTTTTTTATAAGTTTTAAGATAAATTATCTTAATTCTTGTAAGTTGAATGTTCTTACACCATCAACTGTTACTCTACCATAGAAACGGTTATTAACCATTTTCTTAGCGTATCTTGTCATGATACCCTTGATAGGTGTGAAGTTGAATGGGTTATACATAGTTGGTGTCAACTGTAAAGGAACATATGGAGCGTAGATGTAACCTGTATCCAACAAACTAGTACCTTTGTGTCCGATTAACACTTGGTTAGCTGGGAAGTAAGGGTCACGATACACTTGGTATCTTCCTGACAATGTACCGATTCTTTCAATACCCATGTTGTATTGGTCTTGCTCAGGAGCTGCGTTTGATACGTGGAAGTATTCCAAGTCATCAAAGATAGCAGATACTTCAGAAGATACAACAATCCAGTTAGCACCACCTCTTAAAGTTGATTTGTGGATTTGAGCTGACAATTGGTTAATTGCAGTAATCAAAGTTTGGTTCCAATCTTTTTGAGTGTAAGGAGTAGTACCAGCAGAAGATAGTCTCTTCCAACCGTTGTAATCCCATCTCAAGTTCCAAGCCGCACCTTTTCTCAAATCTCTCAAGATTTCTCTATCAATTTCTGCTGCAACTTGCTCAGATAATAATGCTGTCAATTCAGCTTCAGCATCAATGTTGTGGAATGCCGCAACGTCTTGAGCTAATTCAGGAGACCATTGTGCTCTCAATTTTCTTTCTGTAACAGAAACTGTTACTGACTCAAGGTCAAAAGAAACTTCACCAATTTGGTCTTCAAATTCCAACTCTTTGTAGTTTCTGTAAATTGCGTAGAACGCATTGTTAGTAACAGTTGAAGATGAGAATGTTGAACCTGTGTAACCGTCCATAGATGAATCACCACAAGTGATACAAACAGGAGCTTGTAAATCCATTTCTAAGAAAATGAATCCATTAGCATCACAAATATTGTAATAAGAACCACCTGAGTTATTACCAGTTGGCCAAGTAGTGTTTACCTGATTACCGTATTGAACAATACCTTTACCATATCTTTGAGTTACAACTCTGAATAAGTAAGGGTTAGTTGTGTTTGCTGAAGTATAAACGTTACCAGCTACACCTAAGATGTTCAAACCTGATAAGAATTCTTCAGTATCCATAGTATTACCATTAGGACCAATCAATTGACCAGCACCAGCGTTAGAGAATCCACTCATAACAATAATTACTTTTCTGTAGTTATCTACAGTGTAAGCTGAAGGTAATAAATAACCAGCGTTAGACCAAGCATAAGTTACAGTTGATGCAGTTACTGCAGTCCACTGACCTTTTGAATAGTCAAACAAACCAGGAGGATTTAATCCAGCTTCGTTACCTTCGTAGAATAAGTCATACAAATCCTTATTGTAAATAGGATTGTAATTACCTGTACCATCAGTATAACCAGCATCTGGGTTACCAGGATAGTTTCCAGGAGAACCAATAGGAGCGTAGTGTGAACCTGATTGTCCAAACAAACCATCCGCTGAAGTTCCACCAGAATAACCTTGAATTTTAGGTACGAAGTAGAACAATTTACCGATTGGTAAGTTCATTGCTTGTACAGACACGATGTCGTTAGCTAATAATTTAGAGAATACTCTTCTCACGATTGGGAAAACAACCGTTTCAAAAGAACCTGAATCAGAAGTTGAAGAAGCTTCGTTAATTAAGTGTGAAGCTTGGTTTTCATACAACTGAGCCACGTTTTCTTTCATGTGACCTTTTAGACCTTCTAAAAAGCCAAGTTTATCCCATTTGTTGATTGTGTCTTCTTTGATAACTTTAAGGTGTTTCAAACCAATGTTACCAACAAGACCGCTTTCTAATAATGCACCCATTTTAGTATTTTTTTTTGTTTTTAAGTTTTATTTATTTTTATTTTTGTATTTTTTGCATAATATCCTTCATTCTTAAGAATTGTGGATTTTCATACGTTTTTGACTCAATTAAGTTTTGTGAAGAACCTGATGCTGGAGATTTTCCAATTTTTTCAATAGATTCTGTTACAACACTTTGAGTACTGTTTGTTGTGTTTAATTCTCCTTTAATTGATGAATATAAAGTTTTAGACTCTTTTAATGATTCAACATCATCAAATCTTCTTAAGATATTAATTTTTTCTTGTTTAGTTGTAGTATGTTCAGTAAACAATCTTGTAGCGTAAGCCAAGTTTGAATTAAATACCGCAACTTCATTTAATTTATCTCTGAAGATATTAAGAGCTTTTCTGTATTCTTCATTTTTTTCTCTCAATCTTTCAACCTCTTCAGCAAGAGCTTGATTCGGAATTACTTTCATTTTAGGTAAACCTTTTCTTTGAGCGTAATTTCTAGTTCCATTACCTAATGTTCTAGCAGCTTCTTTAGTTTCCTCTTTTTCGTAATCTTTGTAATGACCACCTTTTTCACCAGCTTTCTTTTCAACACCATCAACATCCTTACGTTTGTATTCGTGTTTTTTAGAACCATACTTTTCTTCCATTTCAGCTTCAGTGTATTCAAACTTTTTAGGTTTCAAATTCATACCAACTCCTTTAGCCATACCTTTTGGTTCAATAGCTGATTCTTTGGTTTCCATTTTTCTACCTTCTTTATATTCAAATTTAGCACTTCCAGTTTTAACACCTTTACCTACTACAGGTTTACTCATCATTGACCCTTCTTTAGTTTCCATTTTTTTAGCTTTGTTAGTTAAAGAGGATTTAGTTAATTTACCCATAACTGGTTTAATTGTCATTTTACTTTCAGACACGTTATCATCATCACTATCATCATCTTCTTCCATTTCTATTTCATACACCACTTCGTCCATTTCTTCTTCGTCCATTTCTTCTTCGTCCATTTCTTCTTCGTCCATTTGTTCTTTACCAAAAATGTCAGCCATCATAGAATCTAATTCATCGTTAGATAATTCAGCTTCGTCCATTTCTTCTTCTTCCATGTACTCTTCGTCCATTTCAACTTCGTCCATGTAACTTTCAGTTTGAATAATGTATTCAACATCTTCATCTTCATCGTTTAAAGTAATGTGGTTACCATCTTGTTTAACAATGATACCATCTTCATCGCTCATAGATTTAAAAACCTTTAAGATTTCATCATCAGACGCATTTGTAAGGTCTATTGGTAGTGTATCATCAGAATCCATATCAAAGTCCATATCAAATTCATCTTCCGATTCATCATCGTCAGAATCCATATCAATGTCCATTTCAACATCATCCATGTTTTCATCATTAGAATCCATATCAATATCCATGTCTAAATCATCTTCCGATTGTTCATCCATTTCAACTTCTTTTGATTCTTTTTCAGTCTCGTTTTTCAAAGACTCTTTTACTAATTCTGAGATTTCTTCCTTCATTGTAGAAGCAAGTATTCCTTTTGCATTTTCGGCGACTACTTGTTCCAAATTTTTCATTTGTAGTAGTGCTTCCTCAACTAACGACTTTTTTTCTGTCATATTATTATAGAATAATTTAACATATAAATATAT